TAGCTTGTTTAAGAGGGTCATGTTCATCCCAGTTGCGTCTAATAGAAAGAATCTCTTGAGTACTACTCTCAATAGTAACGATATACGGCAGGGCTATGCCTGTCTCTTCTTCAGTCTCATCATCTATATCTTCAAAGCCAGCTAGGTCTAACTCAACCTGCATCTCTAAAAGTTTGTAACGGTTGTCATAAGTCGCTTTGTAACCACTGGACTCATCTTTGCGCTGTTGCACATCGTCTAGGTCTTTAGATGGTTCGCCTAAGTCTATATCTCTGTAAAACTCAGCGTACTGTAGCTTCTTAACATCGTTCTTGGTTTTACGCATCACATGAGTGAGGCGCTCTGCTGTACGTGCATCTGACGCACCGTAGGGGATATAAAGGTCTTCTGCAGGTACAAACATACTTACCTGACGGTTCATAGAAGGGTCGAAATACACTTTCTTAAAGGAAGCACCTGCTAAAGCTAGTGACCACAACATTTTCTCGTGTTCGGGTCTAAACTCTACCATCTTCTCAGTTAACTGGTAATTCATGTCTTCTACAACACGTTTAGCCGCTTTCTGAGTATCAGGGTCGTCTTTACCAATTATCTTGGCTTTTACAGGTCCTTGTGCCGGAAATGTCTCAGAGATCATCTCAGATTGAAAACGTATTGCCGCTTCTGTTAGCATGGGGTGGTATACACCACAGGCACCTTGCCAAGGTTCAGAGCGTTCTTCAATCTTTAAACCAAGTAAATCTAACCCATCTATGTAGGTAGACTCCCAGTCTTTTCGGGCGTTCTTGTCATTATTAAAGTCATCTAGCAAATCAGAGACTAATGAAGTTAAATCGGACTCATCCATGTACTCTGCAAGGTTTGCATCAAAACCCGGCTCTTGTTCCATCTCTACATCAACTTCCGTATCAACAGGGTCCATAGGATCGCCAATATTGACTTCTATCGGAGCTTCGTCATCTTCCGTTAAAAACGGGCTCTGGGGTTGCATAGCTTTAAAAATGTTGTTCGGGACTGCAGACATGGGCCGATCCTTTAAGTTATTTGTTTGTTAGTAATAGTTAGCTCGTTTCTTATACATCCAGCTGTCTTCATCAATATCTTGGTCTTTAGCAGAGCCTATGAAGCCTCCAGACCTAAACCGTGCAAGAGCGAGAGTCACAGCATCCACAAAGTCATCGTTCCTACCAGCGGGAAAAGAGGCAATCTCATTAATTACTTCGTCAGCCCATCGTGTAAGAGGAGCCCATACTTTACCAGAAGCAAAAATGTCAGCCACGGCGTTAAGTCGTGTTATCTTATCTTGTCCACGTGATGGTGTAAACTCTTGTACAGGTATGCCCATACGCCTCAGTTCGTATATTAACGGAGCCCCTGATGCTTTCTTCTCAATAATAACACCATCTGGCTCCCACTCCTTGTAAAACTCTAAAGTGCGTTGTTTTAAGTCCGGAAACTCTAATCGCTCTCGCCAAGCCTCTAAAAGTATCAAGTTCGGCTGGTCTCCATCCTCTGGGTTATTCCAAACTCCAAAGATTACAATGGCACTATAGTCGGCACTGGTCTTTTTCTCAAACGCAGTATCCATTGACATTAGCAAAAAGTCACATTTTGGTGGGTCTTTTTCTTTCCATTCTTGCCACCACTCTCTCTTGATTATGGCTGTCGCTTCCGATGTGGGTTGCTGTTGATACTGTGCTTGCCACTTACTTGCTGGAATTTCGTTGCGTACCGCCTCTAACTCTTCAATAGGCCAGAACTCAGGCCATAACGGCTTGCCACTAGGCAAAATAGCAGGAAACTCCACTACCTCCCACTTATCTCCGCCATTCATAGCAGAGTGTTCTAAAATCTGCCCTGTTAAGTCCCGCATCGACCATCTGGTCATTACTATGATTATCGCCCCTTGAGGCTGTAGCCGTTGCCGTGGACCTGACGAATACCAACTAAAGACCTTATCGTAAATCTCTGGGTTGTGCTGTGCTACTACCGCTTCGCCTTCTGAATGAGGGTCATCAATAATGAGCAAATCAGCACCCCGCCCAGTAACGGTACCACCAACACCAGCAGCAAAGTACTCGCCATTAAAGTTGGTGTTCCAACGTCCCGCTGCCTTGGAATCCGTGCGGAGCTCGACATCTGGGAAAATTCGTCTGTATTCATCTGAGTTTACTAAGTTACGTACTTTACGACCAAATCCTTCGGCAAGCTCTCCGGTGTTGCTTATCTGCATTATCTTTTTCTTAGGAAACTGCCCTAGGAACCATGCTGGTAATAAATAAGACGCAAACTCAGACTTAGTGTGCCGAGGCCCTAAGTTAATTATTATTCTTTTCTTTTCTCCACGAGCAACCGCTTCAAAGAGTTTGGCTATACGCCTATGGTGAGCACCACTAATAAAATCAGGCCACACCGAATTTGTAAAAGCAAGGAAGTCTTTTCTGGATTGTGATCGTTCTTTGCGGGTATTTAACTCCTGTATTACTTCTAATAAGGCGGCTTTCTCAGCCATAGGTGCGGCACTAATAAGGTCATCAAAATCTTCCGGACTCATGTCTTCAAGCACGGACTACTTCTCCCTCTATCACTTTTTCATTCGGCTTATTTAAATATCTCTGCATAGCTTGACGCAGGGTCTTCTCCAGCTCGTCACTGGTTTTGTGGGTAATACTTAGCTCAGTCCGTTCTATCATGAGACCTACGGTACTGGTTTTGGCAAGGGTGTCTAACGCAGATTTGCTTATTTTAGGGTCGGGATCGTTAGCTTGATGCACTAGTTTAGTCAGCACAAAGTTTTGCCATTGTCCTTGGGTCGTGGGTAGATCAAAATTATACTGTCCGAAGTGGGTCTTTAAATACTTTTCAGCGGCAAGGGATGGAGCCTTTGTTAACCTAGCACCTTCTTGTGCGGTCTTCTCTGCCCACTCTTTGTCTTCGGGGGTCGCATGGAGTACGAAATCTTCGGGGTGATTTAGTTCTTGGAAATTTAGGTCAGCAAAAAGCTCTTGTGCGTTAACACGAGGTAAACCTAAAGGAATAACGAAGTCGTCTGTAGTCGTATTTTTTGTCATTGTTCGCAGAACTCTTAGTTCAGATAGTAGAAGCGTAATGGGTGCTACGTCTGTTGTCAATGGAAATTTTTAGTTTAGCGAAGTAGTCTGCTAGTTTTATTAACTCCTCTACTGACAATTTGCATTTTGCTGCATTGGCCTTCCAACTTATTATACTTACATTATCTTTTATATATCCTAGTTTACCATCAACCCTATCTATAGATGCAGCATTAGGTGAGGCCCCATAACCTCTTTCTGTCACCCCTGTCCCCCCATACTTTAACTCCATACCAAATACAGGGCAGTACGTTGGAAGTTGTAAATCTTCTCGGGTTAAATTAAAAGGTACCCCCTCTTTTTTGGCTCTACATTTTGCGGCGGCTAGTAAAAACTTTATAGGGTCTTCTGTTTTGTTGTCCTTAACCCTTTGTAGTATGGTTTCTTTTTTACTGTAATACAGGCATTCTTTGCATTTTGGGCTTAACCCCATTTTTGCTTTTTTATGGGGGTAAAATTCGGTGTCGTTTTTAAGTTGTTTACATTGATTGCATGTTTTCATTGGAACCTCCTAGTTATAATGGTTTTAAATTTTACCGTATATTTTTAAAAAGTCAATTTTTTATGTAGAAATTTTTTCGGTATATAAACCTTAATATTATTGTGGTTAATTGGGTTTTGAAATTTTTATAATTATTGTGGGGAATTTGGTAATAAAATAGGGAATGTTTGTCTGGAACATAGTTTAGGCGCCGACCAGGTACTTAACGTCCAACGGGGGGTCCCCGCGGGGGTGGGGTCAGCGAAGAGCAGTCACGCTCTGCCAAGCCACTGAGTTTTGACGTTAGCCAAGCTGCGTATGAGTTTGAGTTGATTGTATTAATTTATTTGTTTAGACTGTTTTAATGTGTTAAGCTGTATTTGTCATTGGCATTATGCCAATTGTTTATAACTACTATATGAGATTACTAACATGAAAAAACCTAAATTAAAACCTGTTACAGGTTATATTTTATACCGTGGCCCTAGTTTGTTGGACGGTAAACCAATCGTAGTGGTCGCAATTACTAGGCGATCTAGCAATGTCAAAACAGGGGACGTTGTGCAGACTTATATCCTAGTAGACAATGGGCAAAGTCCATTAGAAAATCTTAAAAGTTTAGCTGATGAATCTATTTGCGGCTCATGCATCCATCGTAGGGGCAAGAATGGCGCGTGCTATGTTAACGTGGGGCAAGGTGTGACCATGGTTTATAAATCACTACTTAAGGGAAATTACCCTGTATATGATCCGAGCGTAAATGATCCTGTTAGCGGTAAAATGGTCAGATTGGGGACTTATGGCGACCCAGCGAGCGTTCCACGCTATGTTTGGGACTTGTTACTTGCTAATGCATCAGGTCACTTAGGTTATACACATCAATGGCAATCAGGCAAGGCTGATCATGTTATGGACTTATGCATGGCAAGTTCTGACAATGCCAGCGAGCGACTACAAGCTAAATTATTAAAATATCGCACGTTTCGTGTACGATCAGCCAGCGAGCCAGTTTTAAAAGGTGAATTTGAATGTCCAGCGAGTGCAGAACAAAATAAAAGGCTCACATGCGTAGAATGTAAAGCTTGCTCGGGCGGTGTTGGTACAAATAAAGGGGATCCGGTTATCATCGTCCATGGTAGTTTGAAAAGTAGGTTTATACCTGCATTAGCAATTAATTAAGGGGAATAGCATGACAACAGTCTAGATCAGAGCTAACAGAGTATTTTAACGGCGTTTATGATGATCAATGTGATACTTGCAGGGGATCGGCAGGGGATCAAATGGACGCCCTGGATGCTCTTGAAGACGATTGGGATTATCAAGTTAGAAGGGCAGAGCAGAGCAGGGGAGCGTAAAACCCCATAAACCGAGTTAACAGGGGACATAATGTCCCCTTTTTTGTGCCTGTTACTTAGCAGTCATAACCTACTCAACCACGCCATTTTAAGCCCTAGCTCATTCTTTACGGCTCAAACTCATGCAATCCTTAAAAATTATCTTAATTGACGCAACAAGCCGTGCTGTACTGTATCTGTGAGCTATTCTAACGGCTAATGTAAGTGGGGGTTTTTCGCTTTGTATAAAGTTGAATATTTGTTTTTTTGGTCTGGAGTCAGGCAATTAGGGGATTTCTGTTAGTTAGTTAGTAATAATAATAATAAATAAATAATATATATATATAACCCCTAGAGTTTTTTTAAATTCAACCCTACTCTGAGTGTGGTTATTATTTAGTGAATTTCCATTTCTACATAAATGCATTCAATCTTACTTGGCACATTTTTTTACATTCGCGGTTACAAAACGACTAAAAAACCCCACAGATACAGTGGCTCAACGCCTCCCAGCCACCAAATATTCTACAAACAAAATGTCAAATATGTACAAACCAAAAAATACCCCATTACAAAGTACCCAAAAACACCACACAGATACAGTGGCTCAAGGCTTGTAGGGTTAATCAATCTTTTTTCAAGCACCCCCATGCTCTGCAGCCTACGGTATTCGGGACTTGTTGGTTTACAGCAACACCTCTTTTAAATTATTTTCATGCCTACCCATTGACATACCTCACTAAACTAAATATCCTCTACCCCTAAATTAAATTCTTGACACAGGTAAACTACCTGATAGACTAACCACTCTTTTACATATAACATAAAGGTTTAGAACATGAAGAAAAAAACCCATCACGTGACCATGTCACCCACAGCTTACGCAGTGTTAAAGGCAGAAGCCTTACACGAAAGGAGGAGTGTCAACATATGGTTAGACCTACATTTAGAGGCTAACTTCCCCACAGTTTGGGCAGAGGCTGTAGCCAGTTTAGAAGCAGAACAGGAGCGTAAATAATGACTAAAAAGACCTATGATATTAATGTATCTGCCGACATTTATGCAGTTATAAGAACAAGAGCTAAAGCCGATGAACGTAGTATAAGGATATGGGCAAACCGCTTTTTGACTGAGTTATTTGCCGAAGATATAAAGAGAAACAACACCCCAGCACCCGAAGTAGACCCAAAACTAAACGCCCTTTTAAGTAATTGGGACGAAGATTAACAACATTACGAGCTGGGTAACACCAGCTCAACCGCCTCGGAGAATTAAGATGAACGATTTATTAACAACAGACTGCCTAGTTGCAGGAGTGGACATGGATGTTGAGTACACCTACGAGCCACCAGATTATATAGGTGCTTTAGTCCACGGACACCGTGGTCTTATTGAAATTTACGCTGTTATACACAGCGATGCCGACCTAATACTCGTGCTTAACGAAGAAACCTTGCAGGACATAGAGGACCAGATTATTTCCCAGCACGAAGAGGATTTAGAGCCTGAGTACCCTGACTAACACGTGCCTAACAGCACGGAAACCGAACGTATACAACCTAATTGGAGAGCAACAATGAAGTACGAAGTACAAACCCACTGCGGAAACGACTGGGAGAATGTGTGGCATGACGACATCACGACCCTAACTTATTTTGACACTGTAGAAGAAGCCCTACAGGAGATAGATGACATGATCGAAGAGATGGAGTTGCAAGGCATGACCTACGATATAGAAGACTACAGGATCATGCCCGTAGCCAAACTAAAAGACCTAATTTAAGGAACAATCATGACTAAAAAAGTACTTAAAACTACGCAAGCCGAAGCGCCACTACTATGCGTGGAGTTATCAGGAGGTGGATATACCACCCAACAAACAGCTAAGGCGATGGAGGCACTAGGTGACCTATTGACCAAAGGAGCGACAACAATCAACGGCATACATGTCGTTATCGATGAAGAACAACCAACCACACAACAAGTAGGGGAACACTAATGAACACATCAAACGTACTAGCAACCATCACAATCACCGCTTTACTTGCTTTCGCAACAGGATATGCAACAGGCACACAGGACAACGGCAAGTTCACGATCCATAAGACACGGAGCGGTATGTTCATCGTAGATGATACAGCCAGCAATAAGGGCAAAGCCGAGGCTAAGATATACGAAGTTCTCGAACTTCCAACCAACCAACCATCGTTCCAAAACGAGGGGGACAAATGAATGGGTATTACATTGACACAACAACTGTGGTGAGTGATGGGTGGCTTATCTTAAGAGATAAAGATCATAATGAGGATGGCACGATATGAATGAAGAAACAACACAGTTAATGCCCCAGGATTTGTTGACGGAGTTTCCGTCTCATGTCTTCACGGTATACAACAAAGTGAAAGGTCAGCCTATACAGCATGAGGGTGTGCCTAGGCATGTATATATAAGGTATGAGAAAGATAAGGGGATGATATACGTTGACTCTCGCTTTATAACTCAAGCGCACCTGGTAGATGCAGCAGTCATATGGCGCTCAACCAGCGCATACTGTGGGACATTGCTAAAGAGAATTTCAGCGGGATCTGGGAAGAAAGATAAGCCGTGCTATTGCCTAGTGTTTGACTTGTCTTATGGTGCGATGGGGGACGTTACACGCAGGATATCCAAAAGGGGGGTAAAGCTACAAGTAGGCAGGGTTGCAGAGTATAAAGCCAAGGCTAAGGTCGCAGCGGTGAAGTTACAAGCTGTTAGCACTAGAGTAAAGACATGGGAGGCAACATACGGACACCTACCACTATGGGCAGAGTTAGAAGAGACACTGAAAGAGGCGAAACGCTTTTATGAAGACAGCTATATCATGCTCAGTTCGGGGCGTAGGAAGAAGATACTGCCTGAGCCTAGTCCGATAAAGACCGTTAAGGTCGAGATAAAACCAACAGAATCATTAGTACGCTGTGAGGGACTGGATGAGCTGATACAAAGAGACTTAGCCTTTATATATAGGAATATACGGAACTTCATCACCGATGAAAAAGGTAAGGTAACCATGCAGGAGCAGGAGTTCAAGCCGATCATTAGCAGGGAAGAGTGGATGGGACGTTACGAGCAAGGTGAGGAGAAAGATGGCTCGGCTACCTACAAGCACTTATATATCCCTGTAGCTATATTAAAATCAGGGGCTTATGAGAACAAAGATATACTTAACTTTAAGAATGACTTTAGGTTTGTGCATAGTTGCCCTAAGTATATTGGCATGAAGATGCAACGCTGTGCCTTATTTGACTTAAATAGAAAACCACCAGCAGTGCCTGTTGACATTGCTGCAATAGAATAGTAACATTTATATCGCACGGGGTATTCCCCGGAGACCTAACATGGCAATGACAGACGAAGAAAGAAAAGCTAAACGCAGGGCATATGAGCAGACTCCTGAGGCTAAAGCTAAACGCAGGGAATACTTAGCGACACCTGAAAGTAGGGCTAAGGCTCGTGTACATCAGAGCACCTTTAACAAGACAGAAAAAGGTAAGGCTAAACAGGCTCGATATAGAACGTCAGAACCGTATAAAGAAAGAGTTAAGGCTAACCTGCCTGACTACGTTACGCACTTAGCAAAACGGGGCAACGACAGGGCATGGATGCTGGAAGAATCGCCAGAAGATGTGGCGCAAGAATATATAGACTCGCATAACTAGGGGGCATAATGATAACGGCAAAGAATTATGCAGCACAAGCTGAAGTTGCTCTTATTAATGCTAGTAAACGGCATATAGTCGGAGGAAGAAAAGACTATGCGGAATATATATTAGCACTAGCTAGAGGAATACGTCACGGAGTTAAGTTCGTTATACCTGACGGAGGACTTATATTAGATGACAATTTAAGGGGTATTATATCTACCCCCGTTAGGCTACCTTTTGAGGTTACAGTAATAGAGTTTGCAGTAACTCCCTACGCGAGTAAGCCTGATCATTACACTATGCATAAAGTAGTAATATTGTGTGTAGAGTTTGGGGAAGATGGGGATTTTAAAATACATCCTATGATGTATCTAATGGGGGCGGGAGAATCCTTTTGGATGCCTTGTGCATATGAAGCGGTTGTTCCTTTTGAAGACCAATTACAATTAAAAGAAGACGGGCGGGTTGCGTTTAAAACTACAATTATCTCTTCAGGTGCTTTAGTTGACGGTATTGGTACAGGTAAGGAACATGTACATAAAGAAGTAGTAAGCAAATGTATAGAATCAACGTATGAATTATTAGAAGCCTTGACATGTACCAATATAGAGCAGTCTATATATCAACCGGCTTCTCCTAAAAATGCACAGCGGATTAAGTCTCATAAAGCTCCTATCTATGAAACAAGATGTCTAACACTAAAGACTACCAAGAAAGGGTCATTTGGCGGGGGTGACGGGACATCAAGTCACAAGTCACCTAAGCAACACTTACGTAGAGGACATATACGGAGGTTAGAAAAAGGAAATATATGGGTGAACTCTTGTGTAGTAGGTGATGCCAGTAATGGAATAATAGATAAATGTTATAAAATAAAAAAATAAAAACTAGCAGTGCCCTACTCTCCAAAGGACTATATCGCTACAGGATGTTGAGGCTACGCTGATGGCTTGAAGTACTATTAATGCCAACCTTTTGTAACTGCTGATATTTAACATGCGAAAGTAACTGGTGAAAGGTGAGGGCTAATGTAAGCATCTTAATTAATAGGTCAGTACCCACTAACTCGGAGGACTTATGAAGACGGAAGAACAAATAAAGAAAGCTGCAAAGAACAGAGCTTATAGAGAGTTAAACAAAGAGACACTACGCCTTAAACGAATTATTAAAGAAGAGAACGAAGAAGTAAAGTTAAACATAAAGAGTACTAACAAAGATTGGTATTTAAGGAACAAAGAAAAAGAAGAACGAGAAGAAGACGCCAATGTATTGATGACCACCAAGGCTGTTGCTAGATTGATAGGGGTGAAAGAGAACATGGTGCGCAAGATAATGTTGACCGACTCTTATAAAATGCCCAAGGCTAAGATGACTCTAGTGGACGGTAGCAAGTTGTATTGTAGAGAAGAAATAAAAGAGTGGATGCCATTCATACGAGAAGTCGTTGCCTTCTACTCGGCTAAGAAAAAGATCATAGTACTGACAGGCGCAGCAGCACACATAGTTAACTTTATGAGAAAGAATTCAGCAGTCATGAAGCACTGCGAAAAATGGGAGAGGTCAAGAAATGTCAAAGCAAGTATTTAAACACCAATGTAAGCGGTTACAAATAGAAGGATGGTGGGTGTTAACCTACGACCTGGAAAGACTTTATGCGGTATATACTAACGGCTATGCAACAGCCACACTAGGAGAATCAAAATGAGTGACCTAATAAACTTCACTAACAAACCAATAGCAATGTCGTCTTTAGAAATAGCAAAGTTGACAGGTAAAGATCATAACCATGTTTTAAGAGATATTAGAAAGATACTGAGTGAGGTAGAAATAGACCCGTCCAAATTTGGACTCGTCTACCTAGCTGGTAATGGCGAAGAACGCACTTGTTTTAACCTACCCCGACTTGAATGTGATTTGGTTGTATCGGGTTACTCTACTAAATATAGACTGGCAATTATTAAGAGATGGCACGAGTTAGAAAAACAAGTTCCTACATTACCTACAACATATAGAGAAGCACTAGTAGCTTTAGTTGAACAAGTTGAAATAAATGAAACACTCCTACCTAAAGCAAACGCCCTTGACAGAATATCCGCAGGAGAAGGATCACAGTGCCTAACTGATGCTGCCAAAGCCCTAAAAGTTAAACCTAAAGAGTTAAGATTGCGATTACAATCCATGAGATGGATATATAGAAGAGCGGGGGGCAAGAATTGGGTAGGCTACCAGGACAAGATACAACAGAACTTAGTTGAGCATAGAATTGTATCTTATAAGTCCTCGGACATAGAGTCAAACGACCATGTCACTGAACAAGTACTGCTTACTCCAAAAGGCATAGCTAAACTAGCTAGTATGGATGCGTTCAAATGAAAGACCTAGACTTTGCCTTAATGATAAAGGTGTTGTATACCAATGGGCACTCCTTATCCGACATGGCTAGAGATACTGACATAGCTATAGGAACAATGAGTGTAGTCAAGCAGGAAACAAAGAACCCACCAGCGGGCTGGTATGAAGGCATAAATCTACTGGACTACTGGCTTAGGGCTACCGGAGAGAACCCACCTCGTGTGGGAGATCATATAGATATAGAGGGTGAAGATTATGGGGTGTATTAAATGAGTAGGTCGATGGTCTTAACTAACAACAAGTATAGAAAGTTTTTATACTGGGATGACTTAACAGAGGTAGAGAAAGAAGCCTTTGATTATGAAGAGGGTGAAACCTTTATAAGATATAACGACTATGTGTATTTAATACCTGACGACTTTGTACCTATTAGAGGTAAACGTATGAATAGAATAATAGCCAAATGGGATTTGATTGAAGAAACTGATTACATTAATTTTGTAGATGACTTAGTTATTATTAAATATAACTACCATAAAACCGCTGTTAGAGTAGGAAGGTACTACGAATGAAACTTAAAGACTTAATAAGAGAGGATAGGTTTACCCTAGTAGGTGATGGTAGCCACACGGTGTTTGTATTCGACCATATAAATGGGGACTTTGGTATGTGCTACTTAGGAAACACCCCCGTGCATTTATTTATTGACGCTGAAGTTGAGGAGGAAGGTAAGTGGTTGGACGTTGACTATTTAATGTCAAAGGCGGTGAGTAATGAAACTAAATGAGCTGGAAGGCTTTCCTGAACTAGGTAATACAGTAGTTATTGATGGTATTGAATATGTTAAGAAACGTGAGCCTTTTGGACCTGAAGAAAAACAAAGGATATCAAAAGCGTATAGCACAAGAGCTGAACAAGTAGCTTTTGAAGAAGGTATTATTTTTGCTAAGATTTTATACGGAATTGGAGGTGAATGATGAGTAATATAACCGAGCTACCACCACACGAAAACATGTCGGTTAACCAAGTGTTAGACCACATTAAAAGGAAAGACCTTAAAAAGGTTTTGGTAATCGGTATTGATGAATACGATAAACTAATTACACGGTCATCAAAGATGATTATTTCAGAAGCCGTTTATTTTCTTGAGCTGGCTAAATATGGATTAATGGAGGTGGGGAATGAGTAGGGAGCTGACAGGGGATAGTTTTTATTATAGATTTGAGGAGTGTCATGTAAGTGGTAATAGAGGGTGGGTAAGTGGTTGGAGGCTTACTAATAGAGTGCTAAAGAGTGGCAAAATATCTAAACATGATGGGGAATATTTCCATCACCCATTTACACCTCTACGATCTTGTGGGATGTGCGGGAAAGTATCTACCCCTAAAAAAGTATGTGATAGGCACATCCCCAGTGCTTATAACAATAAGTGGCATCAAGTTATTACTTCAAAAGAAGATAAGAGAGAGGCGTGGAGGGGGCGGTACGATTATAAGAAGAGTACATTATGTATGGGCTGTTGGAACAAAGCAGTACGAGTAGTAAAAAAAGAAGATAGATTGCAAGACAACATAAAACTATTAAAACAACTAACAACGGAGATATACCATGAAAGAAAGAAACTTAAGCACCTCAGTACAAGCAATTAATACTTTTGGTGATGCTAGACGACTAATCTTAGAGACAATGATACAGCTAAGAGATGGGCAGATACCTATACAAACAGGCATGGCTATTGCCGCTAACATGAAGGTACTGAATGACAACATACAGTGCGAAATCAACGCCGCTAAATTATCTTTACTAGCTCACGACAGTGGACATGAGTTCGGTAGAATTGTTGAGATGGGGCAGAGATACATATCAAATTAAGAGGTGTGTGATGAGTAGAGAAAGAGCAATAGATGAAGACGAGCAAGCGTATCTTGACAGGCGAGTGATAGATAATGGGTTACGTTTAAAACTAACCAAAAAACTAAGGAAATGTTCTGAGGTTATAGATTGCATGGGGCATACTCCAAGTCGTCAGTATTTGGAAGAACAGATACGTTTTATAATTTGGGAAATAAATTCAGCCTTTGATGTTAGTTTGGATGGGGAAGATGATGAGTAGAGAAAGAGAGTTGTTGAAAAGAGTCAGAGACACTTTGCTTGAATTAAAAGAAACACATTACGATTTATACTGGGATATTCAAACTGCGCTAGATTTACGAGAAGACTTACGAGAAGATTTACGAGAAGAGCCTGTGGCTTGGTGTCAAATGGCTGAAGAGAAAGTGCAAGATTTATTAACTAGCTTTGAAATGAAAGACTGGCTTTATGATAACTCTTGGATACCACTCTACACAGCACAACCAAAACGTGAGCGTATAGAAGATGGAGAGCTAGAAGTCTGGTACAGCCAGCATACTTGGGCGATGGATAAACAAGAGTATATGTGGGGATTTCGAGATGCAGAAAAAGCACACGGCATTGGAGAGAATGATGAGTAAAGAAAGAGAGTTACTTAAAAAGGCATTAGATTTTATGCTTGATGCAGGTGCAAATCTTAATCCGTTATTTAAAGAAATTAATGACAATCTCCTCGCCCAACCTGAGCAGACTGAGCAAAAGCCTTTGAGTGATGAAGCAATAGCAGACTTATGGTGGAATAACTATGTAGGCACAGCAGACTCGGTTCGTAACTTTGCAAGGGGTATAGAAAAAGCACACGGCATTGGAGAGAATGATGAGTAATTATGAGGAACAATATAGAGGAACTTATAACTTAGTGAAGGAGGAGCAAGATTTACGAGAAGATTTACGAGAAGATTTACGAGAAGGAGTATCTTTACGTGACCACTTTGCGGGTTTGGCAATGCAAGAATTTATAGCACTTAATAACTTTAAAGCAAGTTTAATTGTTACTATGTCTTACGAGATGGCAGACAAAATGCTGGCAGAGAGGGAGAAAAGTAATGATTAAAGAATGGTTTATGCTTATGGGTCAAATATTTATGTTTACTATGATTATTTTGTTTTTTGCAGTTATTACTACGCTAATAATTAATTACTTCCTTGGAAATGTAGGGGTATGTTAATGACACTTCAACTAATAGCTTTGGCGGTAGAAATAGTAGCTCTTATATGGATGATCCCTATTTTGATAAATGTAAACAAAATAGATAGGGATTTGAAAGCTATGAACGACAGACTGGGAGAAAAGTAATGAGTAAAATAACAAAAGAATCATACAAGAAAGCGCATAAACCATACGATGTAGTAACAATAAAAAATCATACAGGTGTGGCACTTATTACAGAAGTTGGGTGTAACGAGTGCCAAGATGAATT